AATTGTTGCTCACTAGTATTCTTTATTGTCTGTTCTTTCCACGCCTCATCTCTACCAGGTACTTCTTGCCATGATACATCTATCGGTACAAATTCAGACTTCTCATTAACAGCATCCATCCACATCTTGTAATACATATTCATCCCATGTGGGGTTGACACTATCATTACTTTAGAAGTTGTACCAGAAGTAATCGTAGGATATACAGAGCTAAAAAACTGTTCCGCAATATTAGAGGGTACGAAAGCAAACTCGTCCAAAAAGATAATATTATAAGTACCTCCTCGGACAGCAGATGCAGAAGTAGACGCTGCTAAAATTTTAGAACCATTCTCTAATTCTAATGAACCTTTGTTCCAATTAATAACCCCCATCTGCAACCATTTTGGTAAATGTTCATATGCTAATTGAAAGCGAGATAACAAATCCCTTGCAGTAGAAGCCTTGTTAGCTAAGATTGCAATGTTTACTTGCTCATTAAAAATAACATAATGAATAAGATATGATATAATCGTAGTTGATTTGCCTGACTGTCTCGGCAATTTACATATAGTAAATCGGTTATTATGAAAAGTTCCTACTATTTCTTTTTGAAAAGGATAAAGTTTAAAAGGTACCAGACCAGAATCAATACTAACTATCTGAACATAATTCTCTATAAAATAAATAGGATCATTACTACATCTTATAAATTCTGCAATTTCGTCCTCTGTATATTCATGTGGGACAAGAGCTGTTTTAAGATTAGGATTTCCTTTATAAACTTCAACCATCTAAAAATACTCCTTCGATATGTGTATATCCTAAATGTATCGCTGCTTTAACTCGGCTGTTACCTCGCCACACATCATAATCTTTCTGGACATATAATACTCCACCTGCACCGTATTTAGGTTTATCCGTTATCATATTTCTACGGTCTCTTATTTCTACTGGATGAAGCATCACCCCAGTTTTCACAACATCTTCATTAACTTCCCGTGCATTGACGATTTTTAAATCAGATATTTTAAAAGAGTGAGTGTTAGGCTGTTTCTCTTGTGCTCTCAACACTTTCATGTTTATTCTTTAAAAGCGCTTGAAGTTCTTTAGTTGAACCAACAAACAATGCATTAGTAACATTCTTAGGACCTTTATCAGGCACCTCTTTTAATTGTTGCATCTTTTGTTGTAAGTCAGCTAATTTTTCTGTAACTTCTGCAACAGTTTTGATTAACTGTCCCGCAACTTCATATGTTCTAGGGTGTTCAGATTCTTTAGCTAAATCTAAGATGCCTGTAATTGCATCCTGCCCTCGCTCAACAAGGCTGTAGAAGTTTTCCCGACTATACTGATAGTCTATGTCTACTTCTTCTTCCCTATCGCTCACCGTCGCTGGGAGTGTCTGAGGGGCGGGTTTAGGGTCTAAAATTTCTTGTTTAATACTTTGTGTTAACCCTAATGCATCATTCAAAGCGTCATCAATATTACTCATACCCATTCCGAAGTTGTTTCATTAAAACCAAAGTTGTCATCACCAAGAGAAGCATCTACAGTTGATTGTACGGTAAATCTTTGCACACGCTCTGGAGTTTCTGACGGGAGGTTTGCATATGTATCCACTTGAACCTTTGTAATAGGCTTCGCAGTTGTAACAGGACCATATACATACGCTTTGGCAGTAAAATCAAATGTATAAATTAATGCTCGTCGTTCTTGAAAAGATCCCTCATATGTATCTTCATACCCAATATTATTTAAAATAATAGGCACATCTCTGATTGTATTCATCTCAGGAACTTCTTTAATAGATACAGTATATTCGGGTTGAAAATAGGGTAGTATTTGTTCTACAATTTGAATACCATCATCACTATTTTTAGCCATAACAAACAATTCAAAACCAACATTATAAGGTACAGGCGAATACTGAATACTCATCTGTTTCAATTTTTCATCTGTAGTATTGGCTACTTTCTTTTTCTTTATGATACGATTTAACTTTCGAGCAGGGTCATAACTAAACCCATTTATCTCAAAACCAATACGAGGTAAAGTCATAGCAATAGCCTGATTATCATTCGGATTTTGTTCCAAACGAATTATAAATTTTTGTTTCGGGCCATAGGCTAAGGGAACTTTTAAAGTTTGTGCCTCGGTACCGGCTGCGTTTTTACGAGTAATAGTTAAATCGTTAAACAATGATCCAAATGCAATAATTGTTTTTCGTAAACTCTCGTTATAAAAGGAATGTCCTAACATTTTTTATCTCCGTTTACACACCATCTGTAGGTTCACCGAATGGATTAGTTTCAGAGAAATCTAGTATAGCTGTTGCTTGCGTATTTAAGTATTCGTTATCTGAACCCGTATCTAATGTAGAGATTCTAAAATCTTCACTAATGATGAACCATGCATAGTAAGAATCTGAATCTTCTGTAAGTATTGCTGAGAACCCTGTCTGGTTTTCTCCAAGCAGCATAGAACCAGCACCATCTGTCGCATCTTGTAATTGAATAACACCACTGCCTGGCCAGGCACCACTATAAGTGCCTCTCTCAATAGCAATTTGTTGATTGAATGTAGTTGTTGAACTTTGCTCTCCCAAGAATTGCCAATCCAAAGCATCCGTAGAGTATTTAGTTTCAATCGCATCTATATCAGCAACACCCGTATCAAGGTCTTCCATAGAGTACTCAACTGTACGGGCATAAAGTTTATATACAGGTATATTGTCGACCTGATAGAATGGATCATCTATGTCTACAAAACTAATCTCAAACAACCTTTTCTGTGTAGGCATATAAATCCAATCGCCTTCATTAGGTTGTGTTGTACTAATAAGGTTAGCATCATGTGATACTAAATCTAACCAACGTCGCCGAGAAACAGTAAAGGTAGTTTCATCTCTAATCTCTAACCCAAAGCGAGTTATGATTTCTTTCTCACCTTCATAACCTTCTACCGTATCCATATACATCTCTATCATATAAGCGTCGGTAAATTTGGATAAAGGATCTTCTCCAAAGAGCTCGTCTTTATTTACCAAAGTTCGTGGTAGATAATAAACATCGTGACCATAAATCTGTAATGCTTCTATGATTAAATCTTCATAGAGGTATTGCTCACTTACAGTCCCTTTAGAGAAAAAATGGTTGGTTGGCATAAAAATTATCCAATATCAAAAAGTAAAGGTTCTTCCCAGGTTGTCTTTGATTGCTCTTCTAAAGCTTCTATTTCTGTCATCGCTGTTTCAAAAATTGCTCCACCATTCATAGTCACCCCACCTAACATGGTGACACCATTAAACTTCATTAGGTTCTCTCCCCATTGTCGTTTAATAAGAGCAGTAGCATATTTCTTCAACCATAAATCATTATAGATATCAGTCCATACTGTGGGGTCTAATTTACGATACGCCTCTATGATAATATATTCATCAACATCAATATCACTTCCCCAATCCATATTGATATAAAGGCGATTTTGGTGCACATTAAATTGAATAGGTTTCTCACCCACTAGAAGCATATCAAGCAAATCAAGTTGCCACATTACCATTTGATAATGTATAACTGAAATATCTGAAAAATCATAAAGGTCGTTTAATCGTAATTGATATCGAATATCAAACATATTTAAATTACCACGGTCACTAAAAGGCAATACTCTCAATACACTTTGTACCGATTCAGGCATGGGAAGATATGCCTGCCCAATAGCCCAATCAGCTGTATCCACACTCGTTACTGTAGCACCTGTAAGATGGTTATAAGCTAATGCTGCGGTAGTTAATACGTTCCCTGTTATTGCAGAATAAGTAACTGTCTCAGCAGCATTCGTTCCATCTGCGGCTATTGTGATAGAGCCTGAAGCAGGAAATCCTGCAACACTAACCAGAGTCACACTTGTATCGGTAGCACTTACTGCACCATCTAAGGTGGTAGTAATTTGATTACCGTCTGTTGCTGTTTCAGTTGTATTTACATCTGCTCGTGCTACATCATCTGCGGTAATCTTATGTTTCAAATAAACACGTTGCATACCTCCATACTGAAAAGTATAGAAATATTGTAACGCCTCATCTATTCTATCATCTACCTGGTCATCATCCACATTAATATCTATAACAGGATAACCTAATTTTCTTTTACACCAGGTCTTTAATGTTGCTTTTGAATTTGGTATTGCCATATCTTTATCCTAATGCTATTGCCATTATCGTAGCCTTTGTTGTTACTTCAGCATCAGAAGGTCCTTTATTGGCTACTTCTACAATACCAGCATCGCTACTATGCA